GAGAAAACTTCGGCAAACATCTACCAAGAGATGTAGCGATAATTACAGCTGGCGTTGATGTTCAAGATAATAGATTGGAATTAGAAGTTGTTGGCTGGGGAAAAGATGAAGAATCATGGTCACTTGACTATCAGGTAATTTATGGTGATCCATCAACTCCTGATCTTTGGAATGATTTAGATAAAATATTGAGTCATAGCTTTATCCATAGTCGAGATTTAGGCAATTTTTCTATTACTGCTGTGGCGGTTGATTCAGGTGGTCATTATACCGACCATGTCATCAATTATTGCGATGAACGTAAATATAAAAGATTCTGGGCAATAAAAGGAAGTTCCAATGGTAATGGAGTTCCAATTTGGCCAGTTCGCGCATCACAGAGCAAAAGGCTTAAAAAACCAGTTTATGTAATTGGTGTAAATGATGCCAAAGAAACATTAATGCAGCGCCTAAGAATAGAAAATTCAGGTGCTGGTTATTGGCACTTTCCAACCCACCGAGATCAAGAATGGTTTAACCAAATTACATCTGAGGTCATTAAAACCAAATATGTAAAAGGCAGACCCACTCGAACTTGGCAACCTAGAAAAGAAGGAATAGCTACTGAGGGTTTGGATTGCCGAGTTTACGCTTTTGCAGCACTTCGAGGCTTAGTTAGAAATTGGAAATTAGATCTAAATAAATTGGCTCACAAATTATCAGAAATTCCACTTAGAAATTCTGATGCACCAATTATGCATAATAAATCTGTGGCAAATTCAAGAAGCAGAAGAGTTCGAAGCAAAGGAATAAACTAACAATCATGAAATCTCTAGAAGAACAATTAAGCGAAGTACAGCAAGCTATATCCGATGTTTTAATCGGCGCTCAAGAAGCAAGCTATAATGGGCAAAGAGTTAAAAAAGCAGATTTAGCAATTTTAGAACTCAGAGAAAAAAGACTTTTGGTGCAAATTAAACGCAAAAGCCGAGGTGGCATCAGAGTAAGAAATATTATTCCTCAAGATTAAATAATGAGTAGAATTCCTAAAATTGAAGCAACTTGGCTTGATAGAACTGTATCCTATTTTAATCCAGAAACTGGGTTAAAAAGATTAGAGGCAAGAACAAGGCTTGCAATTGCTGGTGGTTATACAGGTGCTAGAAGAGATAGGAGGCAAACAAAAGGTTGGAACACGACTGATGGATCTGCCGATAATGTTACGCTACCTGATTTGCCATCGCTTCGAGAAAGATCTCGTGACTTACTTAGAAATGCTCCGCTTGCTTGTGGAGCTGTAAATACGGTTGTTACGAATGTGGTTGGAACTGGCTTAAAAGTTCAATCTCATATTGATCGAGAAATTCTAAAACCATTTTTTAAGGGCGAAGATGAATTTGATAAATTTGAAAGAAGTGCCGAGCGAATTTTTAGAAATTGGGCGGAAAGTGCTGATTGCGATATTACTAGATCACAAAGTTTTTCAGAAATTCAAAATCTGATTTTAAGGTCAGTCCTTGAGAGCGGTGATATTTTTATCTTAAAAAGAAATGTCCCAAGATCAGGAAAAATTATTGATCTATCTTTGCAATTAGTAGAGGCAGATAGAGTCAGCAATCCAAACTACAAAATAGATGATGGCAAATTATCTGCTGGTGTGCAAATGGATAGTAATGGAGCACCAATTGCTTATCATATTTGCAACCAACATCCAGATGATTACCAAAGTGAGAAAGCTAAAAAATATGTAAAAATACCTGCCTTTGATAAATATGACAATAGACAGGTATTTCATATATTTAATCGAATCAGACCAGGACTTACAAGAGGAGTTCCGTATTTAGCACCAGTAATTGAAAGCCTAAAACAGTTAGATCGCTACACTGAGGCAGAAATTATGGCAGCTGTCATATCTTCTATGTTTACAGTTTTTGTAAAATCGGAAGATGAGCAAGGCTTAGCGCCAATGACTCCACTTGATGAAGGTTACAGCAAAAAGAGTGACGGAGATTATAAATTAGCGCCAGGTGCAATTCTTGATCTTCAGCCTAATGAGAATATTGAAATTGCCGATCCCAAAAGACCAAATCAAGCATTTGATCCTTTTGTACAAGCGATACTCAGGCAAGTTGGCGTAGCTTTAGAGCTACCTTTTGAAATTCTCATTAAGCATTTCACAGCGAGTTATTCAGCAGCTCAAGCAGCATTAGTTGAGGCGTGGAAATTTTTCTCAAGCAGGAGAAGTTGGCTATCAATTCAACTTTGCCAGCCAATTTATGAAATGGTAATAACTGAGGCTATTGCTAAAGGCTTATTAAAAGCACCAGGATTCTTCAATAATGATCTGATTAAAAATGCTTATTTAGGAGCTCAGTGGATTGGCCCACCAAGAGGTCAAATTGATCAGTTAAAAGAAGTTAAGGCAGCAGAACTTCGTGTAAATATGGGAATCTCAACTCTAGCCGAAGAAACGGCAATTTTAACTGGTGGTGATTGGGAAAGGAAATATCCACAAATTCTAAAAGAACATGGTTTGAAGCAAAATGCCGGAATTGTTAATCCTGACTTGAATAAACAAGAAAACATAAAAAAAGAAGATGAATGATCTTTTAAAAATAGCCAAATATTGGGCGATTGAACCTGATTATTTAAGGTCAATTTCTAAAGAAGCTCTATCAACAAAATCAGAGAAGCATTTAGATAATACTGGGTCAGTTTCAATAAGAGATGGCACTGCAATTATTCCAATTCATGGCCCCATAACAGCAAGAAATACATTTTTTAGTTTATTTGCTGGTGGCACTTCCCTTGAGACATTAGCAAAGGATTTTCAAGAAGCTTTGAGTAATGAGGATGTGAAATCAATCCTCTTTGATATTGATTCTCCTGGTGGGGTTGCTGTGGGGCCTTTTGAATTTGCAGAGATGATTTATAATGCTAGAGGTCAAAAACCAATTTATTCCTACATCGGAAGAAATGGATCATCGGCAGCTTATTGGCTCGCTAGTGCAACAGAAAAGATAATTGTTAATCCATCTGCTTTGGTTGGAAGTATTGGAGTTGTTACCACAATTCCGGTTCAGGAGCAACCAGATCAGGATGGTTATAAAAATATCGAGATTGTTTCAAGTAATGCTGCCTTAAAAAGGCCAGACCCGAAAACAAAGGAAGGTTTAGCAGAAATAAGGCGGGAACTAGACGATCTTGAATCAACCTTTATTGAATCAATCGCAAAATATCGATCAATTACACCAGAAATTATCAAAGCTGATTTTGGTGGTGGCGGTGTAATTATTGGAAGTCAGGCAGTTAATAAAAACATGGCTGACGCTCTTGGTACTTACGAGGAGGTTTTAGCAAATCTTAATCAAAAATTTAATTCAAATAATCAAATTATGTCAAAAGAACAAAATAGAGAAACTACTGCAGATATTTCCAAAAAGGAAATAACTGCCGATTACATCAAAAAAGAATTTCCTGATGTTGCGAGTGCTATCATCGAGGAAGTGTCAGCAACAATTAAAAATGAAGCTTTTGCCAGCGGCACTAAACATGAAAGAGATAGGATTTTGGCAATAGAATCTGCTGCTCTTCCTGGTCATGAAGATTTAATAGCAGAAGCTAAAAAGGATGGCTCAATTACCGCTGAAAAACTAGCTCTCAAAATAATCGCAGCAGAAAAAAGCAAAGCCTCTGACTATCTGGCAAATTCAAAAACAAGCGAATCTGAAATGCCAAAAATTGAACCTAATATCGAACCAGAATCAAAGCAAAAAAAGGAAATTGATATCAATCTCCCAATTGAGCAAAAGGCAAAAATCCTCTGGGATAAGGATTCAAAATTAAGATCTGAATTTGGTGATGATTTTGAAAGTTATCATGCTTTTGCAAAAGCTGAGGAAAGCAATCAGGTAAGAATTTTATCTAAATAATTTTAACAATTTAAAGAAAAAATAAAAATGGTACAATTAACGAAAGATTTAACAAGAGCCTATGAATTGGGTGATATTAATGAATATCCAATTCTGGGTGGCGAGGTAATTTATCAAGGAGCAGCTATTGGGTTAGAAGTTGCCAGTGGCTATGTTCGCTCTTTACAAGCTGGTGATAAATTTGTCGGTTTTGCTGAAGATAGTATTGATGCTTCAAATACCTCAGATGGTGAAAAAAGTATCAGGGTAAAAAGAAGAGGATCAGTAACTCTAGAATTAAGCGGAGCTGCAATAACTGATGTTGGCAAATCTCTTTATGCCGTGGATGATAATACATTCACTTTATCATCTGCAGGAAGTTCGGTTTATATCGGTCAAATTTCTAGGCATCAATATGACAGCGAAATCATCGTAGATTTTGACTCTGCAAATATTCCTCCAGCAGTAGTTTAAGCTGCTGATTCCAAACTAATAATTTAAAAGAAAAATATTATGTCATTAAGCGAATTATCATCAAGGGCTATTATTGGCCGTTATTATAAGAGACTAAATCAAAAATCAGGCATGGCTTGGGTCGAAGCAGTTTCTAATCATTTTACCTCTGATCAGGAAAGTGAAACTTATAAATGGCTAGGCCAAGTTCCAACCATGAGAAATTGGGTTGGTGGCAGACAAGCTAAAGGATTTACTACTAACGGCCTAACAATCGAGAATAAACATTTTGAGGCTACTTTAGAAATTCCTTTAGTTG